CCGTATACCCCATCATCTAAATTTTGAGTCTTATGAACTCCTACGTAAATCTTCCCATTCACCTTGTTGGTGATTTGATACAAGTAAAAGAACAAGGATTTCTCCGTTTGTCATATTACTTGTATTTGTAAGAAGTTTACTTTTGTGTGCGGGTGCCCGGATTCGAACCGGGGTCTCGGCGTTGGCAACGCCGAATAATAACCAGGCTATACTACACACGCATTAAATGGAGCAGCTAGGGATGATCGAAATCCACTCTCCAACGCTTGGAAGGCGCGGGACTCTCCATGAGCTTAGCTGCATTGATTGGCACCCTCTGCCGGAATCAAACCGTTCTAATTCGTCCGTAGCGAATCGTGCATTCATTACACTTCAGAGGGCATTTTATATAACAGGATGAACGTTAAGTGCTCTACCACTGAGCTACCAACGACGAGTTTAACCTCACCGCCGAGGTGGATTCGAACCACCGACCACTCTCTTAGAAGGAGATTTTAATTGCTGTAGTCATCCTAAACTGGCGACTCGGAAGGGAATCAAACCCTCTTGTTCTCCCTAGACAGGGGAGCGCATTATCTTAATGCTACCGAGCCATAATTTGATCTGGTTGTCAAACAGAGTATCACAGAGACCCTAGGGCCACTCATTCCCATGACGTGTCTTTCATTCGATACACACCAGATGGCATACCTAGGTCGGTTTATTCATGGCAATCACGCCACTTCATTCGTCGCAGTTATCGACCACTCTGCCGACTAGGCAATGATTAGTTGCCGCGTATGGTCCGTGATGAGAGATTTGAACTCCCGTTATTCTCCGCCCCAAACGGAGTGCCATACCGGACTAGGCGAATCACGGATAATTGGTGCTGGACACAGGATTCGAACCTGTGAGGGGTTTCCCCGACTGCTTACAAGGCAGCTGCCGTCGACCGCTTGGCTAATCCAGCTTTAACTATTTCGGTTTTCTATTATTTGAACGTAAATTTTCTTGTAATTCATTGTAAGTTACTTATAGATAAGACATTCTGTTTATAACTTACAAAATTTTGGTCCTTCCATCAGGGATTGAACCTGAATCTGACGATTATCGGTCGCCTGTTCTAAACCAGTTGAACTACAGAAGGATTGTTTTGGTGGAGGATATCGGCATCAAACCGATCTGATGTCCGCATTGCAAGTGCGGTGACCACGTCAAGCAGTCCCATCCCCCTTATATTTACATTTTTCAAAATGCCATCTTTTCATTATGCCACCCTGACAGTCTTTCCGCAATATGGGCATGATTTTATTCAAAAAATCAAATCCACCACTACCACCTCTTCTGAGGTTATAAACGTCTTCTCTCAGAAGAAATTCATCAGTTACAACCTATTTTCTCTCGCATACATAGCTTCCGAAGTCTCGAAAGTCTCAAGTATGACTTTTTCGAAGTTATGAGCGCCGTGCTTTGCGATTGCAGCCCGAATAACTTTTCCAGAACCCATATACCCCATCATCTAAATTTTGGGTCTTATGAACTCCTACGTAAATCTTCCCATTCACCTTGTTGGTGATTTGATACAAGTAATAATGCATATAGTACCTCCTCACTTGTATTTATAAGAAGTTTACGTTTGTGGAGACAGATGTGTTTCCGTTAGCACTAGAAGCCCATTGTTTTGGTGCTGCCGAGAGGAATCGAACCTCTTTCAAGGGATCTTCAATCCCCCGCTATGACCGCATCAGCTACAGCAGCATTATTGGTCCACGATACTCGCAAACGTGGAATTTTGTCTTTCAGCGAGTTGCCCTACGCAAATTCTTCGGAGATGCTGGAAGGGCTTCAGACAATGTAATACAGGATAAGTTTGGTCGCTTTGTTTAATGCCAGGACAGCCGACTGACTTTCAATTATAGTTTGGTTGCTGTACTTATCCTAAAACTGGTTGCGGCCGAATGAATCGAACACTCTCCCATCTCAGGTTATGAGCCTGGAGTCTCCCTTGAGAAGCCGCATTTGAAACTGGTACCCCATGTGGGAATTGAACCCTACATCGCCAGGTTGAAAACCTGGCGTCCTGACCATTAGACGAATGAGGTATAAAAGATTGATTGGTAAGGTTTATCGGCGCCCCTATTTACGCTTGACGAACGTGCAAGTCGCTCAATCAAAACTGGTGGGTGCAGTAAGAGTCGAACTTACAGTGTTTACCAACGAGGGAGTGGATTTACAGTCCGCCGGTGCACACGCCATAGCACCAATACACCCATATAACTTTTGAAATCATTTAGTGGAGACTTCGGGATAACTAGTATTTTCCCACTGTGATCAGCAGTACAATTGATGTTGACGAGTTAGGATTTGAACCTAGTTTCCATCTTTTTAACGATGGTGTTCTGCCGTTGAACTATTGCCGTCGTCACTTGTTTGTCTCCACTAAATGATCTCTCATTTAGTCTGATTTTGTTTACTTCAAAAACATCGCCGACCTAGCAGGCATTTTCTTAGTTATGGACCAGATTACCATATTTGGCTCCGGGAGCAGGTACCGACCCTGCCTTAAACGGATTAACAGCCCGCCGCTTCACACCATGTCAGCCATCCCGGATTTTCTTCTTTTCACCCCATTCTGGGGGTTAAAATTATCAACGTATTTTATACACATTTGAACAAAGTTTTCTTGGGTGTACTTGTAACCAGTTTGATTCACAAATTCATTGAATCCAACTTCGTCAGCAATAGATGACAAATAAAATGCTCTCTAGCTGTTATCGCCACTAAATTTTCTTTATCATTCGATCCACCAAATGTCCTAGGTATAATGCGGTGAACTTCAACATAACCATTCGGAATATCGTGCTTTCGTTTTTCTATTATTTGATCGTAAATTTTCTTGTAATTCATATTAATCCGCACATATAAAGTATATACTCTATATATGCAAATTAACAGTTTGTTTGGTACCCTCGGTCGGATTCGAACCGACACTTGGGGATTTTAAGTCCCCTACCGATTGGGCTACAGGGGCATTCTGAGATTTCTCATTTTGAATCATTCGACGCCACGTTCTATATGCCGTCAGTCAGCCAAATGATTCAAAATGAGGGCTGATGAAAACAATACATGAGTTTATTAAGCCTAGCGTAAATTTTCATCAACCACTCTACCTGTCATTTATACTCATGTGTTCTCGCCACACTTTCATCCGAACAGCCGCCCTTTTATCTTTTTCCAGTGCTTATAGCCCGCGTTACTTTCGCACCTTACTCGGAATTGCCTCCGTAATCTTCTTCACTGCGTACCGAGTCTCACAGTTGAGAAACTTCTTGTCGGGCACTTGTCAAGTATAGCCCTGTATTAGTTGCCGCATTCTCTGTTCGTTCTCACTTTCGTTTTCAGTTCAATCATCTTACATGAGTCATCATTTATTGTCAACTCTTTCAAAACTTGTTCTTCTCAGAAGAGACTCGAACCCATATTTCACTGGCGATTCCGACAATCTAGTTTTCACTAGGTCGGCCCTTGCGTACTAGCCATTGTACTACTACGAGAAGACCAAGATTTCAAAGAACTGTTTGCTGCACTGTTCAATCATCTTACACAACTTCGCATTTCTTGTCAATTCTTTTAGTGGAGACTTGGCAGAACTTGATGAACAGTCACTTCTGCACAGTACGTCTACTGCCTTTTGATATTCGAACGTTTGCCCATTTTCGGTCTTACCGACCCTTCGTCGCGCACCCGGCTACTAACACTACTTGCTTGTCTCCACTAAAAGAACTGGTTGCTGCTTTGTTTTACATCATGTGAACCATTGTACAGATCGAACTAATTTATGTCAACAAAAAACCCAAGAATTTTGTTCTTGGGTTCTAAGTGTGTGAAACTAAACAACTTTTTGATCTTAGAACCCTACATCTTCCAACCTTCTGACTGCCCGTTAATCGATGTATTTGGTGTATCATAACTAAAGTTTACGGGCAGGCGTGAGCCGGTATGCATTGTTGCACAGGCTTTCGCTAAATTTCTGACCGTTTTGAGCATGTTAGTTCCTTGTTTCATATCTTTTATATATACATCCTTTCACGAAAAGTATCATGTTTTCGTGAAAATTTTTCAACTATTTTCACTTTGTTGTTCTTCTGCAACAACTTCGACTGGTTCTACTGGTTCTACTGGCGTATCATGTATATATGGCTCCGGTAGATCGACCATTACGTTGAATGATTGCGTCTTATGTCCAGTCTCTGGTCTAACGATGCCATCCTCAACCAGCGAGATTGCAGTATTTCTTGGCATATCTCCGTTGATCGTAGAAGAACCGACCGCTTGATAATTGCCGTGTTCGTCAACTGAAATATAAATTGTTACTTTAATTTGACTCATCTTTTATTCCTTATAAATGGTGTTAGTCGCGGTGCACCAACACCCACTAACTCTAACATCGGGAAGGATGCCAGCATGAATACTTGAACTTTTACTTGTGTCATCCCTTCACCTGCTTCAAAAATTCCACCATAAATTTTGCTTGATTGATTGCGTCATCAAGTGCGTTGTGTGCTGTTCCGGCAGTTCTATCGATCTTTTGCCCTGTTAGATCAGTAATAGTCCTGACACATAATCCGTGATAGTATTTCCAAGGAATATTTCTGTTAGTTGCATCCAAAGAGTAAGAAAGAATGGGCAAATCGAAAGATGCGCCGTTAGACCATGTCTTCATACTCTTTGATCCATACCATTCCAAGAATAAGTCAAGTGCATATGTTAAGGGTCTTTGGTCAACTTGAAGTTGGGCGATTGCTTCTTTACTTTGCTCCGACCACCATTTCAACGTAGATTTAGATACGTGTGTTCCATATTCTTTTGATGAATGAGGATCAATATTCACGTAAAATCCGTCCGTGTCAATTCCATTTTCATCAAATCGACAAGCACCTATACTTAGAATTGACGCATTAGGTCTTGTCGATAATGTTTCTAAGTCAATCATTACATGTTTCATAGTTTATTCCACGTAGAAGTTGTGTGGTTCTTTAGAGATATTATTTCCGTCGAAGTTAGTTTATGTACCCGTTGAATAGCTTTATTATTAACATGTATAGCAAACATACGTTTAGTCTTATTACCATAACTTTTAACATATCTACTATCGACGGCGAAGTTCTCATTAACGTGCCATATATAATTCGCCCAATCTTGTGAAACGCTATCTCCACTGTTATATCCAACAATAAACAATCTACCGGCATTTCTCATTTTTAGTTCCTGAGATTCGTCAAATGAAAATAGTTTTTGATTATACCATGGTGTCTGTGTTTTAACTTCGTCTTTTAGCCCATCGGCAGTCATGTCTTTTTCCCCCATATCAAAAATATCATCACTCATTTCTACGCGATATTCTAGACTTGTCAAAAAACATATTGACTATGTTCTCACCGATGTTACCTAGAGTTTTTGCAGTCATAATCACACGTTAAAGAATTTACCTTCTGCCATTTCTTGAAGAACTACAGAGGTCTTGTTTTTATATTCTGACTTGACAAGAGGCTTGTCATAATTTAGATGTTTGATATGGCTGGCTTTGCCGTTGACGCCGAGCATTCGAGACCGTTGCGCGGCGTATAGAATTGCTTCATAATCATTCCATCCATTCAATTCGCGGGCATTAGAAAATGCCTTTTCACGATGAAGATGTGCATCACTTTCATAAATTATTACTTTTTTCATAATAAAATACCTTTCAAGATAAAGAAATAATTGCGTCACCTAAACCTAATTCAACTGCTTCATTTGAGGAATAGTACATGTCCTGTGGAGGCATGAAATATTTAAGTACCTTTTTCTCTGTTGTATTTGTCGCCTTTTTATAGTAAGCAATAAGGCGTTTATGTGTAAGATCATATTCCTTAACTTGCGCCATTAATTCATGGTGCTTACCCTCTGCGCTCCAAGAATATTGGTGACTCATGACAGTAACGTTCTCCGTCATAAATCGCATTTTCTTGTGACCTGCTAAGAATATCAGAAGACTTGCACTCGCCAATAGACCAACGGCGACAGTTCTTACTGGAATATGACTTCCTTGAAGCATTGCGATTATTTGCCAAGCGGCATGAAGATCACCACCACCGGAGTTTATGAAAAGAGTCAATGACTCTGGTCGACGTTCTTCCTCATTATCTTCTGCGCAATTACAAGAAAGTATCCATTCAGAAACATTCTGTGCAGTTTGCTGTTCGATTTCTCCATTCAAAAGAAAAGTAGAAGTGCCTGTTGCTTGTATATAATCTTTTCCAAAACAAATTTCATCGATTTCTGTAAGCATTCTCACCTTTCATTAGTCAACATAACTATGTTATCATGTTTACGGTTTTAAGTCAAATTTAGTTATTGTATAGGTAGTCGGTCCATAATATTCTCGACGTATCAGAATATTTCTTCAACCCCTTGGTATTTCTCCAATGAACAAACGGATGCCAGTTCCAAACAAATTCCATCGTCGCCGTTATATTATCACTGTCTGTTGGATTAACTTTACTGAATATACTCGACCATTGAACTTCATCAGAAACAACGACGGGAATTCCACATATAACCATATCAGCCGTAACGATATTGAATGTTTCTGTAAATGAAACCTGCATACCGATATCGAGAGTTTTGATCAGCGCAAGAAATTCTTCATGAGGCATCCAATCATGTTGGATTAATTCATGTTCGGGATGATGTGAAAACAAATCAACAATATTTTTGAGAATTGGGTTACCACCATAATCAACGCGATTACCGTTTATATGGAACTTCAATTTAAGTCTGTGTTTATCAGCGAATTTTATTGCGGATATTGCTTGAATCAGTTGATTCTTTAGTTGACGAATTGCACCAAAACACGCAATATGAATTTCACCCGGTGTGCCCAACTTAGTCTTCGCTGGCATGACATTATCGACAGAATAGAAGTTTGGAAGATAAATAACTTTCTTCTTCAACTCATGCCCATGAACACTAGCCACTAGATGTTTGATTTCATTATATATTCTAGGTGCGTTTGGTGCCAGATATACATTCTTTTGCGTGATATACTTCATTGCCCAATCCATCGAGATGCCTTCGGTACTCAAGAATGGAGTTTCTGAATGAATTCTGATAATCCATTTTACACCAGGATGCAACTTTTTAAGAATTTTAAACTTCTCAGGAACAACCCAGAATGCTTCGATAAACACATGAGTAGGCTTATATAACGTAACTTCACGATCAATTCCGTTGTTATCTTGTACCGTGATGCATTTTGAATCGATGCCGGGTTGATCGTTCAACATTTCAGAAACAAGACGAGCGGAATTGAACAAACCCGAAAACTGTCTAAAGTAACCATGATATTGCTGAGATTCAATCTCAGACTGTTTTGTGATAAAAAGAGTACGTATTTGAGCGTTATTCATTTTACAGGACACCACGGGGTTTTCTTAGCACCAAAATAAGGATGGGCTAAACCTTCACTTATAAGAGTCTGCCCAACATCAGTTCCACTTAGAGTAAGAACCTTTCCATCAATTCTACCACCATACTTATCCCACTTCATATCTTTTACTTGCATGACTTTATCTGTTCCAAATATTGATATTAGCCGGCTTCTTGCTTTTATCGCAAGTTGATGTTCATCCTCACATGCGTAACCGTGAAGTTCGGGTGTGTCAATGCCGTATAGTCGAATACCAACCTTATTCAACGGTGTAGGAATACTTGGAAGGGATGTTTCAATCGTATCACCATCATGAATGTTGTTGATTGGAAGAATCATATCGGCAGCACTAGCCACCGACGACCATAACAAACAACTAAGAAATAAATAATTTAGCTTCATCTTGTCTCCGCGCAGTAAGTCCGGCAATAACCTTTCGCCCTGCTCTGTTCCATTTTGAGAATTCCAAGGATGCTCCCTCAAAATCCTCCGAGTTTATCTTCTTCAGAAGTGTTGATCTCTTGAAGTTTGCACAACCTAAGTTGTATATGAATGAGTATATAGCGTCAATTTCTGGTTGTGTTAGAGCCACTTTAACTGTCTCAGTGATGCATGGAGTAACCTTATTATTGATATGATGTTCAAGCCACTCTTCAGCCTCTTCCTTTGTGCATGTCATTCCAAGAGTCACCCTAGTTCCATTAGGAAGACGTATCGTACCGTAGCCGATTGTTGGAATTCCGACAGAATCTAAGTAAGCCTCTGCGCTAAATCCTTCCCATTTCTTTATTAATGCTAGTCCTGTATCTCCAATATTCATCAGTCTAATCCTAGTACGTCTACAGCCATAACCATCTGTTTTACAAATTCCGATCTTACAATGTCCGAATATGTGAAGTTGACAACATCAAAATAATCGGGCATCTTATCAGATACTTTTAGCAACCAATCATGCCCGGACTTTTCACGCTTTCGATTCAAGTCTCCTTGAAATGTGTCGCCACAAAATATAATCGTTGAATTTTCACCAAGTCTTGACGAAACAGCAAACAATTCCCCGGAATCTGCATTTTGAAACTCATCAAAAATAATGACACAATTCTTTAGAGTGATACCACGAATATATGTTGTCGTAAGAAACTTGATCAAATCTTTCTTGAACAAAATGTCCCAGGCAGTACCGTTCTCACAAATATCATTTACAATTTCCTTGAAGGGAATCGTATAAACTGCTTCTTTTTCGTCTTGCGTGCCGGGCAAGTGCCCCTGTGATCTAATATTGACTGCACTTCTGACAAATACCACCTTATCGATTTCTTTGTTGAACAACTTTTCGAGCGCAAGATAAGTTGCTCCATAAGTCTTTCCGCTGCCTGCTGCTCCATCGGCGATTACGTTATAACCTTCCTTGACAGAAAAGAAAAGTTGACGTTGTGCTTCGGTAAGAGGTTCGACATGCTTCAACGCCAAATTATCGAAACTGGAACTTTTCTTTGCAGCGGGAACTTTCTTTTTGCGACGATCACGCAGTTTGTCGATTGTGTGTGCTTCATCATCGGTAGAATACAAGGTTTCTCCTAGTTTATATCAAGTGTGCTGCCGGCATTTCTGCTCTTTATGTGACGGAGCAAGTCTCTAAAAGATTCTGGCGCTTTGATTCTTCCAAGACGCACTGGATCAGCAATTGGTGGAGTGCCTAAAACTGACACTATATTTCCGGATTCCTCACATGATGGGCATGCTTGGGATACAGGCATATGACGATTACTGACGCTCAAAAATTCTTCAAAAACATGCCCACATTTTGTGCATTGAAACTCATACAAGGGCATTTTATTTAGTCTCTGTTTTGTGGCAATAATCCGGGAAAACAGATGCGACTAGATCATACGTGATCGTTGGATACATTTCTTCAAGTGCTTTGTCCTTGGCGAAACAAAGGACGTCGGCCTCGCCAGGTGGCACACCTTCAAGAATCTGAATGAAGATTGCCTCACGTTGCAGCTTTGCGATATGTTCAGATCGACCAACGAGAATTGCACCAACACGTCGAATTTCTCTACCTAGTGTCGTCTTGAAAAAGTCTGGATTGATAGATTCATCACGCTTATATGGAGGCATTCCATCTGGCACGTTTACCTTGATTTGATCATGAAAATTCAAACTCAACAGAAGATTCCATGGAGTCATTGCTCCGTACTTCTTCAATAACTGAACCTTTGTGTCACCTTCGGCATCGTCAATCTTTTTCAAGATTTCATTAGCATATTCAATTGCCATATATTTTCCCTCAAAATTTACCTGCATCTTCCAGCAGAAGTTTCATTCGATTTTTTACAAGATAGTTGTACACCTTCGTCTTGTTTCCTTTGATCTTATATGATGTATATTCATCAATGATCTTCTGATATATATCATCGGGAATACAATCAAAATCAATAAGAGTCTTATTTCGCTGAAAGTTTCGACGTTCCATGTCGTTCTTACATGCATCGATCCCTTTTTCAAAAAATTCCTCGAGTCTTGCTTTTTTGAACGGAGTTTGACGCAGATCATCACGCATGAAAACGTCATCGGGCGAACAGATATTCGGAATGCCGTCATCACCTGCTGTACAGATATGAATGATCTTATATTCCTTGATCGACATTTTTGGTGTCACAAATTTCTTGAGAATCGGAGACCATTGACGAACGTTCTGATACTCTTGCAACTGTACAAAGTCCCCATCGGCACTTACGATCAAAACATCTTGTGGGGAATCATGAAAAAGCCCAGTTTGTTCAAGTTCGTTTGTTTGCAGATACTTGACGATACACGCGACAACATCATCCGCCTCCGCACATTGAACTTCAATCATTTTGTACCGAAAATTCTCACGCAGGTCGTCTTTCACTTCATTGATTACTTCATACACAAAATCCCAGTCGATATGAGACTTTTCCCGCATCTTCTTACGATTGCCCTTGTAGTTTGGGAAAACGTCTTTGCGCCAATAGTGCTTCGAATCAACAGCTAGAACCAATTCACCATATGTTTCCGTGTACTTTTTTGAATATGTTAACAAAGAAGTAAGAACCATATGCTTTATCAGACTCTTGGCATTGGGATTGTCCCTTCTGGCATCTTTTCCTAAGTTTGCTAGGATGCCAGAAATAACGATTTGTGAAAAATCCAAAAGGATCATTTTAGAAACGCTTCTTATATTCGACTAAGGCATCGTCGGCAGTCTTGGCAGCCGCGGCGACTACAGCAGGGCCGGGAGTGTTGTACGTTGATAAGAT